CTCCATTCGCATCTGATGCTAGGGGCCTAGTTATCTCAAGAGAACATTCTTACTGTTCTAGTGAGGCTAGACTATTTTGGGATAGAAAACCATCCCTGGAAAAGCGTTTAGTGTCCGCCGACCTTGCCAGTTAAGGCTATTGTGACCGCAATAGAACGGGGAGTTAAATCAACCAGACGCGTGCCCCAAGGCGCTGATCAATAACTTAACTCCACTTTTGATGATGGCTGAATTTATGTCTGCTTTTAAAGACACTATTCCACCCTTCTTCACTTTGAATGCTTGCTGTAAGACCCATGTGGTCCCGAGAACAGCATTCATTACTACTGGAAATACTGTAGCTAACTAGGTAGCAAGTAAGCTTCCTGTTGTGTCAGCTGTGGGAGCTGTTCCGTACAATGTATCCAGTATTATGCTACCCTCGAAATCTCTATCAAAAGTAAGATCTACTTGATTTGCTGTGATAGCGTTAATCGAATATTCTATACCTGGGGCGGTAATAGACTATTCTGGGATTCTAGTAGCACTAGAAGAAAATAAGGACGTCTTGCTATATTGAGTCATTTCTTCTAACCACTAGTTCACTGCTGCACTTGGCTGAGGATCGTACAGTGTAATATCATAGGTAACGTATAGTTACCCCATTAACAGTGCATTACTAGCACTACTCTTAACTATGAAATAACCTGGATAGTAATCAGTTAGACTTACTTAACTACTTGCCACAGGTTATCCTACATAGAATTTTTTCTTTTTAGCTTCTTAGTCTACGTTTAATTATCCATTGCTGTAAGCTTATATCTATTTTCTATACTTGAAGTTTGATAGTTCCGTGAAAGATAGCCCTGCTGCAGTATCGACATCGGAAGGGTCGGTATCATAGGCTATGACTATGTATCCTTCTGCGGTTGCAGAGCAGGTACTACAATAGTCTAAAGAAAGGTTATTAATTTGATACTTTTCATATCCTACAGCTATCGAAGATAGCCAAGGTGCTAAATAACTATTTCCCGCATTCACTTGATAAACTAGAGTATTGTTAGGACCAACTTACTCCACCAACATTTCTCTGTGTCTTACTCTATTTAATCCTATCTAATTTCGAGGTTATAATTGTTGTTATCTAAGAGGTTACACTCTATGATTACTCCTTGATTACTTATTTGAGGATTTTTATTTTTTAGGCTTTCCTCCCTTAGGCTTTCCTCCCTTTTACTTAGGTTGTCTTTTTTTGTACATTATTCATCTATTTTAAGATTGTTATACTAAGATTGTTGTTATATTTTATATAAACTATTCTATCTCTCCAAAGAAAAACCATTTATCTTTGGGTCTTAGTGTTCAAACATCATGAGCAGATTATAGATGCTTATCCCTATTTTGTGATTAATGTAACACTCATCAACATACTTGGTATTGTCTCTATCTTCTTTAAAAGCATAAATATTTTATTTATTGATGAGCATTTATTGAGATACGTTTATCCTTAAATTCTTTCTCAATGATAACACCCTTTGTTTGCATATTTCTTCTACTAACCTAGAAGCATGTTCACTCAATACTCCTTGGTAGATTGCTAAAGCATGAATAGAGGGATCATTAATTATCTACTGATTATTTTTATTATACGTCATTTTCTAGCTTAAAACTTTTGAGTAGTCTCTCCATTATCTACCTTGGAATACCCACTTAGAACAAAAGTCGTAGTCATCAAATTTTGATACTATCACTTCTTTAACACACTAACCAAGCCCAACATTGCCTTAATCTTTATTTTGGCTGGTGTGCAGTAATATGCATTCTGAAATGTCCTAGACATGCCATATCACCAAGTCATCCCCTGCAGCCCATAAGAAATGTTTATAAATATGCAATCCAGAGTCATACAAATAAAAGCTTCCATATGCCAATGATGCGCTAGTGTTGAAGTAAGTCGTAAATGGGTGGCCACTGAATGTCATACCGGAAATGTCGTAGTACATGAAATTCATCCAAGGTTGTTGGTCCTGTCCGTACTGAGGCATTGTGTTCCTGAAAGAGTTAATCACTTCTTGTGGCCATTTAGACAGACCTACACCTGGCAACTAAACAAACATCAAACTTCTGTGATCTAATGCTTAGTCCAAAAAAGTTTTTTGCAATTATTCCATATCCCTAACATTGTCTTAAAACCAAAGATTTTGTTTTAACTTCTCAAATATTTTGTTTACCAGCTTCTTAGTTACTGGATCTATAGCTATTTGCCTAAGTACTACGTGTTAAGTACTTTCGAATGCACTTCCATCTATGGAGTGGCTTAACATGCTAGGAGACACTTTAGAAGTAAACAATTGTTAAAGTTACTTCTTGTTAAACCCTTAAATGAATCCAGGCATAACTTATTTAAGTGCAGGCCAAAACAGTTTTTGTATCAGTGTCAATAACCCGCAGTACTACCTACTAGGATTGCAGATCGTACGAGGACGTTCAGACACATTAGTTATTATGTTATTATTAATGTTTATAGCTTCTGTGTTATAGATTTCCCCTCCTTTCAGCATTGTTTGAAAAGTCCCTGGTGAAATAGAATTCTTAGATACCTCTCTCATTAATTACCTCATGTAATTATCTTTCTTAGCTTATGAGAATCCCTCTCTAGAGTTTACATCTTTTATAGGGTTATAAGATAGTACATAACTATAATCAACCTTATCTAATTTTCTTATTATGTCTGAAGTGTATCCTTTGCAAAACCCTCTAAATTTATCTAACTACTCTTATTCTACGTACAAGTGAGAAGCGAAGAATCTATGATATAACCCGTAGAACAGATTGTCGACGGTCTTGGAATGGAATTCGTAGTTTACATTAGCGTTAGTCCACCCGGTTACGACATTCTTGCAGGAATATGAAGGTTGCTATAATTGACCTTTATGTATATAACTTCCGAGATTTTGTTTATAGTACTGTTAGAGTCTAGGTAGTGATTTTGAATGATATTCCTTGTATTAATCACTGAATGGCAAGTGACTTGGTAAGTCCTGTATAGTCTTCCAAGGTTTATTCACATAGTAATCTTGAAGTTCAGTGAATTTTGATTCTTTAGGAACTTTGTCTTTTATATTCTTGTTGCAGTACACCTAACTCTCTAACATCATTACTTATTGGTTAATTTTGCTCATATTAAAGAAACTTTGCAAATCACATTTTTCATTCATCTCTTACACATTCTGACTATAACCATTTACCATCATGTTGACGTTAGTCAATTGTAAATCTCTCTTTTGGCCCATTCCTAAATGTCTTTTAATAATATCTGTGTAAGACTCTAGTGGTTGATGAGTGTATTCTAAGTTTTTAGTCTTGGATATGACTCTTAAGCTAAGAACGTCTGAACCTAGTGCATCCCTAAAATGCTCATCTTACCAGCACTGACCATAAAATTAATATACTCTGCTACTGTCTCTAGTGTAAGACTCGTAAGTACTACGGAACAGTACCTAATTCTGTTATCCCACTTGCTCAATGTAGTTCTTGAAGAAAGTGCCTTATACATTATAAATGCATCCGTGAGTAGGTGTAGGAGGCATCTAGATGAAAGGTTTTTATTTTCCTTGAATATTCTAAGTGGCTTAGAAGTAGTTTATCCATCCTAAAGGTATAATTCTATTGACGGACTATTAATCTTTCAAGTACACGTTCTAGTGTTAATAGACTCTGCCACTGCTCCTGCAGTTCATCATTATTTGCTAATTTTCATTAATGGTATAACAACCTTCTCTGCCTGGTAAGTTATACTTCCCTGGGATAGGGTAGAAGTCTATCCCAGATACCTACATGAATACGTTATTGCCTGTAACGTTGAATTCTAAACCTTATAAGTAGTAGTGCACATCATTGATCAAGATATGAATGCTCTGATAGCAACCACTTCTGATATCAAAATGTTCGTTGTCAAAATGTAACCTCAAATATCTTTCTGACAAGAATGCATCAAAATATTAAGTGACCCCTGTTAGCAAGCGTTTTTACAAAGGTTTTAGTCTTGGTTGTTCTATTCTATCCAATTCGTATTATGACTCATTATTTTAATGGTATGTATTGTCATACTAATCGAGATTGGGTCTCACTGGAATGTAGTCTACTAATGGTAGTAACTAGTGGGTTCTAGCATACTTTGCTCCTAGATCTACTACTAAGGTATTGCCTTGACTCGATTCTATCTATTACAAGCTCTGTAGCTACATTAGATCACTGCAGTATCTCATGAAGCTATGCCCACCATTAAAAGTTTTTTGATTCTTGATAGTCTCTAATGGACCCGCTAGACCTAGTGTCTACAGGTATTGAATTTACTTTCCAGGCAAAACTCCACGAGGGTTACATTTCAGTATTTACCCATCTCTATGAAGACCCTTTTATTCATTTTATTCTTATCTTTACTAAATTGGCATCATCTCTGGGTGATAGATATCATACAACAAAGGCTTGGTTAGTCCAATGCAATCACAGCCGGGAAAAGTACCTATTGTTGAGTTATAAGTAAACTTGTCCATCCTTTAGTTTTTGTAGTGTTGCATCAAATCCTGCAACAAGCCATTTACCATAAATTCTTTTATGTTGCACATTTTCTATCCTGTTATACGCACTAGTGAGTTAGGGTTCTTTTTAGAACATAAGATTTTTGCGTAGTGCTTCAACACTTATTGACTGCTGCATGTTAGAGGGCCTTGATCTTCTTGAGTCTAGAACATCAATTGACACTACCCTATCTCGAACATTTAAGTCGTTGTGTTTTTAGGTAACTTGTCGTATGGTAAGGTTCGCAAGTAGTAGCACATCTGATTTATTCTTTTCTAGATGTTAGATACAGGTGCTTCTTCTACTTAGTAGGGCTATTTGGACTATTCTTGCAGAGCTTATTCATGTGTTTAATATTTTAGATTTCTATAATCTACTAGAGACTTTTCTTCTTGATTGTTCTTCACGCTAGTCAAAATGTTTTTTCTCTTTTGATTAGATCTGTTTCCTTTTATTCCCGTCTTCCTGATGACTTTCTTCTTAGACTTGCTCTAAGGACATGTTTGAGCAGATTCTGGTACCATCATCACCTAGTATATTCTTTTTGCTGTGTAGTTTTAAGTGCAGTTTTTATCGAACTACAGATAACAGTGCATAAGGTTCTAGCCTGTTTCACATAACACTATGCTAGCTTTCTTATGAGTCATACTTGGTGCAATTTACTGAGTGTATGTCTAAGAAATCAAGTTGATCCCTAGAAGATTGCATATCTACTGAAATAGAGTAGAACTAACTCCTTTATCACCTACTGACAAAGCATAATCCTATATCTTCTTAATCTCTTCAACTTCATCATTGTTGTCTAAGAGAGCACATACGGCATAGACCCAACAATAAGAAGATGGCATACATATGACCATCTAGGTGGAATCAGTGTAGGCGTGTTTCTCTCCGACAAGACTCCTCTTTATTCGCCCGATGTGAGGCATCTCCTCATTCTTAGTGAGGAAGAAAAAGTCCTTATGAGAGATTGGTAACAGGTCACAATAT